GATCTCTTAGTACCTGCAAGTCCATGTTTTCCAATAACCATTTTAATTGCTTTTTTAGCAAAATGAGTAGGAGCAATACCTTTGTAATGAATTTTTTTTAATACTGCCCATGTTACAGCGGTTAATTCAGGTTCTTCAAAATCAAGTTTTATTCTTACCCAATCATATAATGCATCAAAATTAACCCATTTTCCCGGTCGCATACCTTTATCAACAAAGTTTGCGTATGGGTTACTAGTTGCAACTGATGTAGTTCCAACATCAGGCTCACTAGAAGATGTCATCATTACAATTTCAAATGAATTTGATAAATCTTGTGTAAAGTTAATATCTTCATCTCTTAATACTTTTTTAATATTTTTAATTAATTCTACACTTAAATCTTTCTGCATACGAAATCGTTCATATTGATTTTCTGTTGTACTAACAGTTGAAGTAGTTACTGCTGACATATCACCATGTAGAAGTTATTTCGCTTCTGCTCCATATTATTTGGTCAATTTCTTTTTGCCATCTGTCCATTACTTTCTGCTTATCAATGTTACCTTCCCCACCGTAAGCAATTTGTGACATTTGGAAATCAGTTGACAATATATCAAGACAGGTCATTAGTTTACAGGCTTTTTGAATATCTCTTGGTATTGGTTCTGTAACGTCTTTAATGCCCTCATTATCTCCCCCGTATCTGTAAGTTACCCTGAATCTATTGGTTCTAAGTATTGTGAACAGGTATCCTCTTAAATATATGATACCCTTAATTTCTTGGAAATATATAATTTGATCTTCATTTACACCGTTACTTGTTGGTGTTTCATCTGCCCATTGACCGCCATCCCAAATCTCAAACTTATCCCCTTTTGTGGAATCAAATGACCTAAGATTTCTTTTTCTTGGGAACAAAGGCATACCTCTACCCCAATCATATAACTTGTTTACACTAAATTCTTCTGTTACTTGTTTGTTTTCAAGCCATGTATGACCTGTTAATCTGTCAATTCTGTCCTCGTTGTCCATTATATTTTCATTAATCATTGAAGTATTTGGATCAGTATTAGGGTTAATAGGTATTCTAAGCCAGTCAGATATATTAGTAGCAGTACAATAAGTAGGTGTCCTAACCATATATAAGCCTTGAGTTAATGTTATTTAAATTATTCGTAAAGTACATTAAGGCTTAAAGTGCCTGTAACGTCAGCATAAAGTTTTGTAAAATTTAGGTCTAAATCAGAATGAACTCCTGTTCCTGCAACAAGTCTATATATTTCTGGTGCAGTTGCATCTGAACCATTATAAAATATAACACTACCTGTTCCTGCTGTTGCTGGTATTACTGCTTTTAATTTACCTGATCTATTTACTACTACTCCATCAGCAGTTATTAATTTACGAGCATTTCGTGCCATAATATAGAATATAAAAAAGAAGTGTTATATAAGGTTTCTCTTATACACCACGGATAATGACGGTCATAGTACAAGTAGTATTTGCAGCTACATTTGCACTTGTAGTTCTTACTCTACCGTTGATTTTTGCAGTAGCGGCATCTGATGCAGTTGCCTCTACGAACTGATAAGTATTCAATGCAAAGTCATTAGTTTGTTCAATAATACATGAATAGACTTGTCTAAAGCCTACTTGTGTAAAATCACAAGTAACTAAACCACTTGCAAATTGTCCTGTTCCAGTAATTGCAATATCACAAACCATCTCTTTTTCTACGCCTACCCCGCCCGGTTTAATGGTGTGGGATCTATCTGCATTTAAATGCGAATATTTGGCGTTTGTTGTAATAGTTACTGCCATAGTAATGTTTTTTTATTTTACTAATATATAAATATTATTATAAATTGATATATAATTCTTATTCCATATAGAAAATTTTTTGAAATTAAATAAAAAAATAAAAAAAAGGTTTGTTGTTTTATCTAGATTCCTGAAGCAATATCTCTAATCTTGGCTTGTGCTTTGAAGTTTCTACAAGTTGTTTCACCAAGCATATTATACAAAGCTCTATCTGTGAAAGCTTCGTTAATGAATGGATAACCTTGTTGTCGTTTTCCTGCTTCGTAATAAACGATTGGTTTGAGTATTTGCATACCTAACAATGGTTTGTTTGGAGCATTTTTATCTGCACTAGTGTTTAAGATGAACAAGTCATCTACTGATCCCTCTGCTGATTGGGTGGTATCCTTTGAAGGAATGAATGGAAGTCCATATATTGTGGATATATGTAATCCTGCACCTGTTCCAGTAAAGGTATCAACACCGTTGACACCAACACTAAATTCTGTTCTCAAGTCGGCTGTGTTTTGGATACGGTAAGCGTTCATGTAGATTGATTGAACTTCGGAGTATGTGTCCTGTCCACCAATCATTACAGTTGGCTCTTTTCCTGCGGCAATTCTAATATCTGCAAGGGTATCTCTCAATACTGCATCTGTCAAGACATCTGCTGTACCGATTGTACCTGAAGGAGATTTTACCGTGGAATCCCAAGTACCTGCACCTGCATTTCTATCTACACCTGCACCGTTAGCACCCTTCCAAGGGTTATAAAGGTCGGTAAGATTTGCGTGTGCTTCGAATTGTTGTTCAGCGTTTGAAGCAACAATGACATCTAAAGATTCAAGGTTTAATCTTTCAAGTGCGTTGGTTGCAACTACATCAGTAGGAATTGCAGTAAGCATTTGATTGACTCTTTCTTTGAATTGATCACTTGCGTAAACTCTTTGTTGTGCGAGGCTACCATAGTTATCATCTCTAGAATTGTCTACTAATTGTTCCAATAACTCAGAGGCTTCGAATACATATTGTAAAGTCTTTGGTTTTACAGTAATCTCTTGAACTGCTGGTTTAATTGCACCAGCGATTGCTCCACCTTCAATAGTTCCACCGAGTCCATCTCTTGCACCTGCGACAGATGTTAGATTTGGAGCTTTGGATTTGAAGATACGCCATCCAGAGAAATCCCAAACGTACTTTGGTAGAGCTGCGAATATGTTTGCTTCCATATTGAAGTTTGCCCATGCCATAGCACCGAATAGTGGGTTATAGTTGCCACCTGTTCCGGGATCTGTTGTACTGAAACCTGCTTTTAAAATCTCGTCAGGAGTTCTGTTATAGGTATAATTTACTAGTTCATCAATAGAACGTAGTCCTAGATAAGTAGACATTTTAGTATCCACCCGGAAGTCCGTTACCGAACTCTCCTGATTCTAGTTTGTTATATGCTATAACGAGTGCATCTTCTGCACTTGAAGTTTGACCATTCCAACCGCTAGAAATAGCTTTAAGGATTTGGTATCCTGTTGGTATGGTTGCTTCTTCTTCCCCTCTTGATTTCAAAAGTGGTCTAACCGTTTTTACAATTTCGTATTCAGAACTCTCAGATTTTTTAACATCTTCTTTTTTCTCATCTTCATCCTCTGTTTTCTCAACTTCTTCCTTTTTATCATCTTCTTCACCATCTGCTTTACCCATAGTTAGACTAGGAGCATCAGTTTTTGGGGATTCACCTTTTTGAGGTGGAACAATAGAAGCTTGATCTTTTGGAGATGGTGCATAGGTATTTCCTAATTTGTCAGGATCACCGACATCGTTAGGACTTGATACTGCCGGAGCTTGTGTATCATCCTCTACACCTTGATCAACCGGATTTTTATTCTGCTCTTTAATCAAGGTTTCAAGACCATCAAATCTTTTCTCGAAAGAATCGATTCTAGATTCTTGTGCTTTGACTAATTGTGCAAGAATAGATGTGACTGAAGTGTCAACATCATCTGATTTTTGAACTTCAGAAACTTGTGTTTCTGTGGTTTGTTCTTCTGTAGTCATGTTGTAATATTACAAATTTTTTATAGTATATAAATATAATTGTTAAAACTAGAAAGAATTGTAAACCTATTTTTGATATTTTTTATGTAATGTTTTTAGATATTGTATGGTTTCTGCTTCTTCTAATGCTTCTTTTACAACGGATATCCCAAATTTCAATATTAATTCAACAGGTGTTTCTATTTTAGTAAGGTCTTTTACTCGTCTTTCACTTGTTTCATGTACCATATTACCCTCTATTTTTGATTGTTTTTTAGATCCTGCCAATGAACTTGGAGCTTCAAACTTGTTTACATTACCGTTAGAATCTGTCATTGTGTTTGGTTTTGTTCTTGGTTTTAAAGGGAACTCACCTTTGGCATTTATATCGCCTATTGGTTGATCTTTTGTAATTTCTTTACCGTTAATTTTATCCTGTTTGTTTCTTGCTTCTTCTTCTACACTTTCAGGTGTACTTGGTATGTGGTCTTTCTTAATTTTAGCAGGTATTTTTGGTATAGTTGCCATTAAATCATTTGTTTCTTTTGGACTTCCCGTTGCTTCACCTACGTTTTCTGCTCTTGTTTCAGCGGCTCGATTAACTAAATTTTGGTTATTTAATTTTTCTATTTCTTCTGGTTTATCAAATTGTTTGTATTTATGTTCTGCTTTTGATAACCCACATATATCACATTCTTCTCCCCCATCACATTTGTATTGGTGGTTATCAAGGTCTACATCTACGTTAATATTTGTTCCATCTGCTTTATCTATGAATTGTTCTACGTCAAATTTCTCAAATTTGCAACCTAAACTAGTACATCTTATCTGTTGTCTACCGTTGAAATCTTTGACCATTTTCTCTATTCCATTTGCTTTAGCAAATTTGTTTACAGATTCTACTACTGCAAATGGGTTTGCTGGTGTATCACATAATGCGATTTCATATAACTCTAATTTTCTTAATTCTAATGCCATCTTGCCATCTTTTTGAATTGGCTCTCTTTCTTTACTTGCACCGCCCATAGATAATCCTGAGTATTCTCCTTTTACAACCTTATCCCAAATTTTGTCATACAATGTAATACCTTCTTTTTTATACACTTCTCCTGTAATTAACACGGTGGCAACGCCTTTGTATTCTGATTGCTCATAACTTAATACCTTGCCTACCATTCTGTTACTATGATAATCTGATATAACTGGATTTACTTCCATAAATGCTTCCATAATTTTCATAACTTCTTTGACAAAAATGAACTCTTGTTGTCTATCTATGATTTCAGCAGTAATATGACCTTTGAATATTCTTCTTTCATCTGCTGTGTCAACAGTTAGTCCTTTTGTTACAAAATCAGAAAATTCTACATATTCTGTCATGTATATAAAAAAAGTGTTATAGTATATAAAAATTGGGTTGTTCTATGACTGTGAGATGGTCGTAGAACCGTTTTGTCCTGCACGAATACCTAGGTATGTAAGTGCTGAACCAATCAAAATACCAAATACAAAGGTAAAGATTGCTCCATATTGTTCTGAAGACATTTGCACGGTGGAATCAAATAATAGCCCTTTTACTGCTCCCCAGCCAACAAATAGTATTGCTGAGAACAATGAAAGTGCAACTACTGAGATTGCAATATCTTGTCTTTTTATGATTGACATAATAAAAAGGCAAAGAAACGATTATATAAAG